TATCTGCAGAATCGCCAAATGCTGATACGATATCGTATAGACCTTTAGCAACTACTTCTGTCGACATGCCTGTAGCGATAGCCAGATCCTGCACGTTACGCTTTAGTTCTAGAACGCGTTCTGAAGAAACACTGAGAGATTGAACATTTGCCATGAGAGCATTCATGTTATTTGAAAGCTTCAAAGACGCAAGTCCTGCCCCTATGAGTGGAGCAGTCACTGTTGCAGTCATCTTCTTGCCAGCAGAAGAAAAGCTTTTCCCAAGCTTTTTCATTTTTGCAGAAGACTCTTCAAATTTCTTTGAAAAATTATCTACTCCAGAAATAATGATCTTTATAGGTCTAAGCATTTTCTTTGTTTACCAAGTGTTGAAGAGCCCAATCTGCTTGTTCTTTCCAGTAAGATATTTGCGTGCCTGTTAAGTTACGTAGCTCTGAAGGTTGCCACTTAAACAACCACGCAAAGACCGTTAGATATCGTCGCCATCCTTCTGGGAATCTGGCAAAAAATTGTTCAAGACCTCGATGGCTTTGAACATATCTCTTGAGCTCATTTTGTTGATCACAGTTTTACGAGGTTGTGCTGTAATTTTTGAGAGAATATGAAGCATGTCTCCAAGCTTCATTTTTGACGGATCCATGTCTTCAAAGTCCCCAGCTTGTGGCTCACGGTTAAAAGTGAGAACTTCAATCACAGTATCTTCGCCAACTTTAATTGGAGATCGTAGCTGTAGATCAAATGGGATCTGGACTTCGTTTTGCATTTCTTCTGTATGATTCTTCATGATTCTTCTCCGTGTGATTGTGTGTTATGCAGGGATTTCTTCGCCCTTGCCTTCAAGACGTAGTTGGATGTTTGCTTCATCAGTTTGAACATTTCCATCAGCAGTGTATACAGCATCTTTTAGCAGGAATGTTTTACCATTCGCAAGCTGCAAAGTCGCTGTCGCACCTTTGATGGTCGTCAGCATAGCAATATCTAAATCAGCGCTATCGCGTATTTCGCCTTCAATGAAGCCAACTTGAGGAAGTTCTTTGTAGCCATGAATTCTATCAGGGCCCATAAGAACTTCACGTTTTGGAGAGCCAACGTTGTATGTAAATGATCCAACAGCGTTGTAGATTTCTCCATTCAGTTGTAGTGTAAGATAACCGGCAATTCTTGTCATGATGTTTTCTCCTTAATCGATAAATTGCATGTCAGCTGATCCGACTATGAACTGGTTCATTAAGTCAGGTGGTAATCCCCAAAGCAATTTATTGCGATTTGATGGATCACGATAGCAAGTAACTTCACGTTTGAACTGATCAAAGTTTTCAACTAAGCCGTCAGCTTCCGCTTGACGGAACCAGATAATAGCTTCAGCTTTACCGATCGCTGGTGTGATTATTTGTTGACCTGGGCCAATGTTGTCGGCGTTGTCTGCCAATTTTGCTCGTGGGTATTTTGAAAGAATTTGTGAATTGAAGCGATATCGAAGAACCATGAGAGTGAACAACTTGTTAAGCTGTTGATAGCTAGTGTCTGCAACGCCTGAAGAATTCTTCAAGTACATTGTGACTGTTGCTTCTGTTTGAACGCCGTTTCCGGGATTTAGAGTGATCAACCCATTACGCGCAAGAGAATTACGAGCAAGTAACTTAGAGCGATCTTCTTTTCTTGGAGGCAGAATCCCAGCTAGAGAAAGACGATGAAGAGGCTTTGCAGCATCGTTTGCAGCAGATGCAGCAAATTGACCACCAACAGCGCCTGCTATTTGTTCAATGCTTGAAGGGTACTTGTCACAAGCAACAGTACCAACAGAGTGAGAGTTTCGTTGTGAGTCTGTTGCATACGTGATCAAACTTGCATCAGTGCCTTTTCTGGCTGTGATGTATATTCCATCATTCTGCCGAAGAACGCCAAAGCGATCAAGAAGCTCTGTCTCTAAAATCTTTAAGTTTGCAGAATCTGTGTATGGTCCAATCAAAACGTTGTACCACTCTTCGCCCATCGCAGAGATCATTGGAGTAATATCAACATCGCCAGCGCCTAATGTTTCTGTATCTACTTCGAGTGTCACTCCTTCTGGAATAACTTCGCCATCGTAGTAAGCAAAGCGAATATCGAGTGTGTTTGCAACAGTCCCAGTATTCTTTGCGTCGAAGGTTACTACACCTGAATCAGAGCCTATGCTCGTCACTGGCAGAAACATTTTGACATCACTCAGTGCTTCTGCAATCGAGTCTGCGATTGTTTCGGCACTGTCTTCATCATTGATGATCACTGGAATTCGATAGCCATCAATATATACATCCAGCTCTCCACCTTTTACAGATGCTGCTGTGACTGTGATTGAAAAGGAAGCAGCAACGCCAGCGCTAGCATCATCAAGCATATAGATGAATGTATCAGTGACTTTGTTGTTTAGAAAATAGCTCTTTGCAATCTGATGAATTTGTGAACCAAAGCCAGAAAGAGCACCCACTTCATCAGCAGTGCTAATCTTAAGTATTTGTCCAGAAGCGCCAGATCCAGCGCTTGTCTTTTGTCCGAAGATAAGAGTTTGAAAGTTTAGGACAGCAGGAGCTTTAGAGGCTCTGCTATTGTCGAACTCGACCCCGACAAACGGAACAATGATGTTGTTAGGAACACCCATAGTTGTCTCCTTGTGCATGTGTTAACTGAGATGAGATGAGTTTCACGCATGTCTCATCATGCAATGAAGCTTCTTGCTGTCGCAAGCTTTTGAGAAAAGAGATCATTTTAACCTCACAATTTTTTCTGATCCTATCAAAAAGTCTTTGAGTCTTGGATCAACAATATCAGCATGGTACTGTAAAAAGTCATCGCCACGTCGTGAAAGAAAAGCATCAGATTCATACTTAAGTAACCATGATAACCGCTGTGCTTCTATGTTTCTATCGCCGTCACTTTCTATAGAGATAGGTCTAACTGAAAAAAGTTTACAGCCGTAACAAAGCCCACCAAAGAGAGGATCATCATAAAAAGAATTTTCGATAGCTAGTGCTTTTCTATCGAGTTCAGTATCTGGATCTGCGGCGCCTTCGATAATAATGTCAATGTTTATGGACAAGATTCGTTCATATACTTTTGGAAAGTTTTCATTCCCTGAAGAGATTGCAAGATCCTCATTTGAAAAATATACAAGAACACATGGAAGCTCTGGAAGAAACAGCGGATTTGGCCTTGAAAGATACACATTGTCTTTTGTGAATTCTCTTATTTTCTTCGCGATCGCTAGTCGAATCTCTGTTCTTTTATGCATCATTGTCTGTCTCTTCTTTGAAGTGTAAGTGTCACTGTGCCAACGCCATCTTGCTGTGAAGAGTCTACAACAAATGTGACGCCTCTCACAATGACTTTGTCACCTTTAGATGCGCGACGTGCAAGTTGTGTTTCGCGTATGCGAAGTGTCGGTGTAGATGACATGACTTCAATTTCTGAGCTAGGATTCACACCAACATACGGTTCATCGTAGATTGCCTTATATGTTTTCACTTCACCAGTCACGTGCGTATAAATCACACACTCAGCAAAATCGTGTGTGTTAAAAAAGACGTTGATTAAATCATTGTGCATAATGGAATGAAGAGTGCCACGCTCAACTGTAATGAGCTGAGTGGTACCTAAAGCTGCAGTAGATGCGATTCCATTTGGCGTAATGATTTGCATTATAGTCTAAAAATCTTGTTTGAGGTGTTGTCCCATTGAATCGTAATGTTGGTCCCATCAGGAGTCACTGGAAGTTGAGGAGCATCATCAATCACTGCTATCAATAATGCTTGTGAATAAATATCTGAATCTTGAACAAGTACGATCCTTGCGATGCTTTTGCCCTCAACACTGAAGAATACAGTGTCGTCTGCATCAAACACACCTTGAGTTACTTTAACCGATCTAAGTGTTGCTTCAGCAATTATGGCCGAAGATGGTATGGCTGCACGAGATTCATCTGTCGCAACGTCAGGAACATAGTCGCTTGAAACAAGAAGAGCAACAATTGTATTATGAAGCAAATCTATATTACCGGACAAGAGATGTTCTTTGAACTTAGAGAATAGTCGTGCAGCCATGTTTTAGTCCTCCACTTCGAAATTTTCAATCGCAAACGCGATGATCTTTTCAGCTGTGGCTTTGCCAACGTTTTTGATCTTGAGTGATACGAGTTCATCTGTTGAAGAGTCTTGTAGTTTTCCAATGCTATCAATTCCATGCTTGATCAATTCGATCGCGATTTCTTGAGTAACACCTTCAACACACATAAGCTCATCAATAGACTCCATAGTATCTATTTTCAAATCGCTCTTGTTTTCAGACTGAGAGTCAAGCTGAGAGTCATTCATGAGAATGGGTTCTACAGCCTTTAGCGCAGTCAAGCGAGCAGCTTCACTTTTGTCTTGAATTTCAATGACGGAGCCAGGAACATGCGTTCCTTCTCCATCAATGACTGTTCTTAAAGTAGTGTACTTCATTCTTCACTCCTTCTTATTATGCAACCGGTTGAGCACAAAGGAATGCATCAACTTGATGTAAAGCAACAAGAGGTGCAGATTGAAGAAGAAGAATTTGAGCTGATGGATCTTTTTCTACCCAAGTCTTTGGGAAGAAAGGAACTGCAGCCAAGCCTTCCACATCTTTAATCACACCAAAGTGTTTTCTGGTATACGCATCGCGTGATCCCATAAACAACTTGTTTGCTGGCACAAACTTCTTCAACGTTTCAGTTTCATCATCGAGGTATGATTCTGAGTACGTCCAAATGTTGATGCCGGCAGATTCAAGACGGAAGACAAAGTGAACACCAGGAGATACGGGTCTTGGAGCCATTTGTCCAATCTCAATTCGACGGTTGTCAAGATATGCTAACACCAAAGGATGTTTGCGAAATGCTTGATACACATCCGAACCCATCACACCATCTGTTGGATATACACCAGAATCTTGACCGGTCATTTCTGCCCAGTCTTCAAGATCTTTTATCGGATCAGATGTTGCAACAGTCCACAAAGCAGTCCCTGAAAGAACTGGTAAATGTGTTGCTTTCATTTGGAAGTCGATCTCATCATCGATGCCATCACCCTTGATCACCACGGTGCCAGTCTCTAACAGCTGTGCAGCCATCCATTCCATGCGACGTGTGATCAACTCACGAAGCTCAGCAAGATCTTCACCGAGTCGACGTGCAGCGCGCATCATCATTGATCCATCATCTGTGTAGATTGTTGATCCTGCTTCTCTGGTTAATAGATCACTTGCTGTGGTGATTGTTTTTTCTTTGATGTAGGGTGCTTTGTAAGAGCGCGTCTTGTAACCACTCTTTTTGATGACCTTACCTTCCATGCGTGGAGATACAAACGGTGCCATCTTGCGACCTGTCTTATCAACAATATCGATATCGATGTTCTCAGTTAAATGAGTAACAGGAGGAGACGGAAAGAATGTATCTAAAAGAAATGTTGTAGCCGGTCTCATCTGCTTGAGAGCAGCGAGCATTGTTCTAGTTTCGAATATTGAAATATCTGCCATGATCAGCTCCTTTACAGATTAACGCATTCGCGTTGGAAAAGTGAAACATTGCGCATTGCAACTTTCATGTCTGCAGCAGTTGTCCCAGTCGCAAAAATAAGTGCTTCTGGATTGAACTGACCGGTCACATACGCAGGCACAGTTGCATTGATGCCAGAAGCATCCACGCCATCAGTAGAACGAGCAACAGTGCCAGAAACTCCTGAGTCACCAGCTTCTACTGCTATCGCGACAGTGTTAGCTGTAGCTCCAGC